TACTTATGCTGCTGACGGTGTTGGCAAAATGAACATGGGTGGAATGGCTAAGAAGAAGCCAGCTGCTAAAATGATGGCTGGGGGAATGGCTAAGAAGAAACCTGCAGCTAAGATGATGGCTGGTGGTATGGCTAAGAAGAAGCCTGCAGCTAAAATGATGGCAGGTGGGATGTCTAAGAAAAGTGGCTACATGTATGGCGGTATGGCTAAGAAGCCTGCAGCTAAGAAGAAGTAGCCTTTGTGCATAACGGGATTGCAGTCTTGTATGTAGTTCTTTAGAGTAAAGCATGGTATAACTATCCTTGGTAATATAAAAGGAGTTATACCATGTTTAAAAGATTACTAAGTAGAATACAGCACAACCAAATGCGTAGAGTAGAATACTGGCAGTTACATAATATGTCAGACGCTATGCTCAAAGACATAGGAATTACACGTGGCGAAATCAAAGACAGGTTCTACAACCAAGAAAAAGTCTGGCGTTAATGCGGCAGGTAATTATACTAAGCCTACTATGCGTAAGTCTCTTGTCTCATCCGTTAAGGCTGGCGGCAAAGGTGGAAGCCCCGGACAGTGGAGCGCAAGGAAAGCCCAGATGGTGGCTAAGCAATACAAAGCTAAAGGTGGAGGTTACACATCATGAAGGGTGTAAAGCATTATAAGAAGGACGGTACTGAGCATAAGGGCGGCACTCACAAGATGCCTGATGGTTCTTTACACACAGGTAAGACTCACAGTAAAACAAGTGTAAAGTTATTTCATTATAAAGATTTAAGTAAAACAGCAAAGGCTAAAGTTGATGGCGCTAAAAAAGTCTCAAAAAAGTCTTAAGTCTTGGACTAAGCAGAAGTGGACTACTAAGAGTGGCAAGCCTTCAACACAAGGGCCTAAAGCTACGGGGGAACGCTACCTCCCTAAGAAAGCTATTAAGTCTCTTAGTGCTTCTGAGTATGCCTCTACAACACGATCCAAGCGAAAAGGAAATGCTGCGGGTAAGCAGTATGTGGCTCAACCGAAAAAAGTTGCTGAAAAAGTAAAACCGTATAGGAAAAAAACATGAAGAGATATTTAAAACGTATTCTACGATCCTTGTTTAATAGAGATTGCCCCTGTAAAAAATGTGAATGTTAAAAGGATTATATAATGGCTGAAGAAAATTTACCAAAACCTATTTTAAATATATTAGGTCAGGTTGGTAAGGGTACTATTAACACTGCTGTTGCTGCTAAACGTTTAGGAGAATACCTTGACAAAAAGTTTGGCACGGAAGGCCTGAGTGCTTTTCCTATTAAAAAAGGTTATAGTGGTAAAGCAGTGAAAAAGAAGAAAAAACCTGTAGCTAAAAAAACTGGGCCAAGGTAGTTGCATTTTTGTTACTAGTATGTTATAACTACATATATTAAAACATTATTTGAAGGCAATAGATTATGGCTAAGCAGCTAACCGAAAACCAACAGAAGTTTCTTGAGGCTCTCTTTGATGAGGCTGCTGGAGATGTTCTTATGGCTAAGCGTCTTGCTGGCTATAGTGATGGCACACCTACTAGATCAATTACGGAGGCACTTAAAGATGAAATATTTGAAGCGACTAAAAGCTACATGTCAAGATTGGGTCCAAAAGCTGCTATTGCTTATGGGTCGGCTTTGGATGACCCTACGCAGCTAGGCGTTAAGGAGCGCATGATTGCAGCAGGCCAAGTGTTAGACCGCTCTGGTTTAGTTAAAACTGAAAAGGTTGCAGTAGAGTCTAGCGGTGGCTTGTTTATACTACCACCAAAGGATTCTAATGCTGGCGATGAAACGTAGAACTAACTTTCAAAAGGCAGAGTTAGGCTATTGGATGTTACCAAAGCCTGACAACATAAAGAACTGGGAGCGAGTACCAAGACTAACTAAAAGATCTGTACCCTTTGGTTACAATATAGATCCTGCAGATGATTCTTGGTTAGAACCTGTACCTAAAGAATTAGAATTATTAGAGCTTGCAAAGAAACATTTAAAGCAGTATAGTTACAGAGAAGTATCTGCTTGGTTAACTACTCAATCAGGCAGACAGATAACTCATGATGGACTTAAGAAACGTATAGATGTCGAGCGAAGACGTAAATCACTTGCTGCAATTAAGCGTAAGCTCGCCCTCTGGCTTGAAGAAACGATCCAGCAATACGAAGCGCTCGAAAAAGAAAGAATCGGTTACTACACCTACGAAGACAGAAGAAACAAAACCTGAGCACAAAGTATTCGCAACGGTAACACCTGCACCCTATGACGTACAGTTTGCACAAGAGGTAGTCTTTAAGGCTAACCCCGGACCACAGACTAACTACTTAGCAGCTAATGAGCGTGAGGTACTGTATGGTGGAGCAGCTGGAGGTGGAAAGAGCTATGCTACATTAGCTGATCCTTTACGTGACTTAGGTAACAAAGACTTTAGTGGACTACTAGTACGACACACTACAGAGGAACTAAGAGAGCTTATACAGAAGAGCCAAGAGTTGTACCCTAAAGCTATACCGGGTATTAAGTGGTCAGAGAGAAAGTCTCAGTGGACTACACCTCAAGGCGGTAGGCTCTGGATGTCTTACTTAGATAAAGACACAGACGTTATGCGCTACCAAGGACAGGCGTTTAACTATGTAGCCTTCGATGAGTTGACTCAGTGGTCTAGTTCCTTTGCTTGGGATTACATGCGGAGTCGTTTAAGATCTGCCTCATCTGAGTTAGGTCTTTACATGAGAGCTACTACTAACCCCGGTGGTCCCGGTCATGCTTGGGTTAAGAAGATGTTTATTGATCCAGCAACGCCTAACTCTGCGTTCTGGGCTACTAATATAGAAACAGGAGACACGTTACGCTACCCTAAGGGTCATAGAAAAGAAGACCAGCCCCTATTTAAACGTAAGTTTATTCCTGCTAGTTTGTTTGATAATCCTTACCTAGCGGATAGCGGTGACTACGAAGCAATGCTTTTGTCTTTACCTGATCAACAACGCAAGAGATTGCTTGATGGAGATTGGGATGTAAACGAAGGTGCGGCTTTTCCTGAGTTTAACCGTGCTATACATGTGGTCGAGCCTTATGCTATACCAAAAAGCTGGACAAGATTTAGGGCATGTGACTACGGTTATGGTAGTTACACAGGAGTTGTCTGGGTTGCAGTTAGTCCTGCTGAGCAATTAATAGTGTATAGAGAGTTATATTGTTCTAAGGTTACAGCTATAGACTTAGCTGACATGATCTTAGAAGCTGAATCAGGAGATGGCAGTATAAGATATGGGGTGCTTGATAGTTCTTTGTGGCATAAACGTGGTGATACTGGTCCATCTTTGGCAGAACAAATGAACATGAGAGGGTGTCGTTGGCGTCCTTCTGACCGCTCTAAAGGGTCACGTGTAGCTGGAAAGAATGAATTACATCGTAGACTTCAAGTAGATGAGTTTACAGAAGAACCTCGTTTAGTTATGTTTAATGATTGTACTAACCTAGTAGCGCAGTTACCTAGCATACCTTTAGATAAACGTAATCCAGAGGACGTTGATACAAATGCAGAAGACCACTTGTATGACGCTTTAAGGTATGGTATTATGACAAGACCCCGTAGCTCTTTATTTGACTACGATCCAGCAACTTCAAGGTCAGGCTTTCAAGCAGCTGACCCAACATTTGGATACTAAGTATGGACCCTAAAGATTTTGATGATAGCTACGATGAAAATATTGAATCCTCTGAATCTTCTTATATTGAAGATGTAAAGAAAGACTCTTACGATTCAGACACTTCAGTAGGAAGTATTGTTTCTTTTGTAGAGAATCGTTACAAGAAAGCTGAAGACTCTAGACGCCAAGATGAAGAACGTTGGTTAAAAGCATATCGTAACTATCGTGGTTTGTATAATCCACAAGTACAATTCACTGAGGCTGAGCGCTCTCGTGTATTTGTAAAAGTAACTAAGACTAAAACTCTAGCTGCTTACGGGCAGATTGTTGATGTTCTTTTTGGTAACAAGAAGTTTCCTATTGTTGTAGATCCTACTAGCCTTCCAGAAGGTGTAGCTGACTCTGTACACTTTAGTACGAACCCTGATCCAGCTGCTGAAGAAGCAATGGAGAGTATCAAAGAAGCCTTTACTCCCTTTACTAATGAAGAGAGCCGTCTTGCTCCCGGCGAAACTATGCCACAACTTAAGGAACGTATGGGTGCTTTAGCTGGTAAGCTTGAGCCTGTAGAAGAAAAAGTTGTTGAAGGACCGGGTACTACTCCTACTGATGTTACTTTTAATCCTGCAAAAGTTGCAGCTAAGAAGATGCAGAAGAAGATACACGATCAGTTAGAGGAGAGCGGAGCTAACAAACAGCTACGTCTTGCTGCCTTTGAATGTTCTTTGTTTGGCACAGGCATTATGAAAGGCCCATTCGCTGTAAACAAAGAGTATCCTAATTGGGATGATGAGGGTAACTATGACCCTACTATAAAGACTGTTCCTTCTACAAGCAATGTATCTCTATGGAACTTCTATCCTGACCCTGACGCATCTAACATGGATGAGGCTGAGTATATAGTTGAGCGTCACAAGATGTCTCGCTCTCAGCTGCGTGCCCTTAAAGGCCGTCCTTTCTTTCGTGACAACGCTATCGACAACTCTCTTAAGATGGGTGAATCCTATGAGAAGAAGTGGTGGGAACAAGTCATGGAGGATGACGAGCACGGTAGCCAAGCTGAACGCTATGAAGTAAAAGAGTTCTGGGGTTTCGTTGATCGTGAAGTATTAGAGGACCACGACATAGAGATCCCTCGTGCACTTAAAGATGCAGAGCAGCTTAACGTAAACTTGTGGGTGTGTAACGGTAACGTCTTACGTATGGTTATGAATCCATTCAAGCCTGCACTTATACCTTACTACGCTGTGCCTTATGAAGTCAATCCGTACTCGTTCTTCGGTGTAGGTATCGCTGAGAACATGGATGACACACAGACCCTTATGAACGGCTTCATGCGTATGGCAGTAGATAATGCTGTACTGTCAGGTAACTTGTTGATTGAGGTTGATGAGACAAACTTAGTACCGGGCCAAGACCTTTCAGTATATCCGGGCAAAGTGTTTAGGCGTCAAGGTGGTGCACCCGGACAAGCTATCTTCGGTACATCATTCCCTAACGTTGCTGGTGAGAACATGCAGTTGTTCGATAAGGCACGAGTACTAGCAGACGAATCAACAGGCTTCCCTAGCTTTGCTCACGGTCAGACAGGCGTGACAGGCGTAGGACGTACAGCTTCTGGTATCTCTATGCTTATGTCAGCAGCTAATGGCTCTATCCGTACTGTTATTAAGAACGTAGATGACTACCTGCTTAACCCACTAGGCAAAGCTTTCTTTAGCTTCAACATGCAGTTCGACTATGATCCTGAAATTAAGGGTGACTTAGAAGTCAAAGCTCAAGGTACTGAGTCACTGATGGCTAACGAAGTACGTAGCCAACGCTTGCTGCAGTTCTTGCAGGTTGCACAGAATCCTATACTAGCACCGTTTGCTAAGATGGATTACATCATTCGTGAGATTGCAATTAGCATGGATCTTGATCCTGATAAAGTAACTAACTCCATTCAAGACGCAGCAGTACAGGCTGAAATTCTTAAAGGGTTCCAAGCTCCTCCTGAGCCTGCTGCACCCGGAGATCCTAATGCAGGACCAGCTGGTGCACCTCCACCACAAGGAGCAGGCCCAACAGGACCACAAGACATGACAGGCGGCGGTGGTGGTAACATAGGAATAGGTGCTGCTGCAGCGCCCGGAGAACCGGGCTTTAGTGGGAACGTACAGTAATGGCTGCACTTAGTAGACTTATAGCTAAAGAGCTAAGCTCTGCGCTGGGCATTACGGATAACCCTAAGTTTAATCCTATGTTCAAGCAGACAGATGCAGTTCTTAGAGATGTATCAAACCCTAATAATTCTACTATAGCTGAGTTTTATAGCCCCCTAGAGTCTGCTATTGAGAATGCACCTATAGGCAAAGAAGGGACTAGAGGAGAAAACATTGAGGCTTTTGTACGAAAGCGTGCTCCTAAAGTTACACAGGCTGAGTTAGACTATAGAGAGTTTAGTTTAGATCCTGCTAAAAAATATACTAGAGGTGAGGATGTTGCTCCGGGAATAGTAAGCTACACTACACCAGCTGGTACAACAAAATATGTTGGTAGTGGTGCTATTGACGATGGCATGGAACCTCTAAGAATTTCAGCTGTAAAAAAAGCAAAAAATAATGCCCGACAGCAAAGGCAAAAAGATTTAGTAGATCATGAAATAGAGTACGAAGAAATAGGCATTGACGTTATGTCAAAAGACTTAGGCCTACAGACTCACTACGGCGGTTCTAATTTAGCTCATGCACGTTATAGCTTGAGAAGGGGACGCGCCCCTAAGATAGGTATGAAGCTAAAAGATATTAAAAGTTACGTCCTCATTGAAGAGCTTCAGTCTGATGTAATACAAAATATGACAGATGACCCAGCTAAAGTTATGAGAGAAAGTATAGCTGATTTTAAACGAGAGTTTGATTCTGATA